CATCAAGAGCAAATGATCAAATTGATTTAGTTTTTGGCGACGGAAGTTTTACCAATTCGCCAGTGGGTAATTTTAGAGTTTATTATAGAACTGGAAATAACTTAACATACAAGATTACTCCTGATGAAATGTCTGGAGTAACTATCACTATTCCTTACAGAGGCCGAACTGGTAGAGCAGAAACTTTGACTGTCAGAGTCAGCCTACAATATACCGTATCTAACGCAATATCAAGAGAATCTCTAGACAGCATTAGAACAAACGCTCCTCAGCAGTATTATACGCAGAATCGTATGGTAACTGGAGAGGATTATAATATATTACCATTCACTACATTCAGCAATATCCTAAAGCTCAAAGCTGTTAACAGAACAAGTTCTGGAACAAGTAGATATCTTGATGTGATTGACACTACAGGAAAATATTCAAGCACAAATATTTTTGCAGAGGATGGCATAATTTACAAAGACACATCATATGCAGAAACAGAATATTTTCAATTTACCAGCAGTATTGAAGTCAATGCAATTGTTAGAAATGTTTTAAAGCCTCTTATCAGCAGCAAAACCAGTAGTCACCTTTATTATGATACTGCCACTAGATCCAGTCCAATTGGAGCTACTATAAATGCCACCAGCATGGTAGCAGGAAACAGTTATAAAATTGTATCAACCGGAACCACTCTATTTACAACAGTGGGTGCAACTAGCAATGCGGTAGGAACATTGTTCCAGGCAACAGCAGCGGGAACTGGCACCGGAACAGTTGCAATTATGCCAAGTTGGACACAAACACAAGTGGCCAGTGGGCGCAGCTTGGGAACATTCTCTAGTCCTTCCTATACATTTCTTGTGCAAGGCAGTCTAATAAAGTTTGTGCCACCCACTGGCAAGTACTTTGATGCTCAAAATCAAATACAGACTGGAACTCCTACCACGGAATATCAACGCACTGAATTATGGGCCAGCGTTATAAATTATGACACACCGGGTCCTGCAGAAACAGCCACATTGAGTGTGGTGGTTCCCACTGGGGCTATTATAAGTCAAATTGTTCCTGTGTTTGCCAACGACTGGTCAGAATCTTTAATAGCAGATATCGTGGCGCAAATATTAAGTTTTAAAACCTTTGGCCTACGTTATGATGTACCATCAATGTCATGGAAAATTATTGAAAGTCAGAATTTAGGCACAGGAGATTTCAGTTTGACCAATGCTGGTAGTACAGCAGGAACAGCATTAGACAACAGTTGGTTTTTAAATCTTTCATATTTAAACGGGCAATATACCGCAGTCAGTAGAGGCATAGATTATTACTTCCAAAGCGAAAGAGAAACAAGATTTTACTTTGATCCAGATATAAGAGTTTATGACAGTAGAACAGCTACAACTCTTGTTGATAGTATCAAAGTATTGCGTACCAACACTTTGCCAGATTCTAGCGATGCTTTGTATTACAGTCAAACTTATCGTATTTGGGAAAGAGCATTTGGACCAAATGGAACAGAAGATAATAGAAAAATAAGAGTTACCTTTCCTGATGACAATTTGGATGAAGTACCAGACAATCCAGATCTTTTCGTTACGCTGATCGAGCCCTCAGTAAATGCACGTAACAAATTAATTTATTTTGTACAAAATAGAAATCAATATGATTTCTTGCAGTACGATCCATTGGATCAAAGCAATGTTGTCAGTGAGTATGACACAGAAAATGAAATCTTAAATTTTATTTCTTTGTATGCATCAGGAACAATTTTTTATGCATTTGAAGAGCAATTATTTTATGTATCTAATGGTACATCTTTGACTCAATCAGATTCCTACATAGCTTTTGTTGGCAGACAAAATTTACAATTTCAATATAGACACAATGCACCTAACACAAGAAGAATTGATCCAAGTCCCAACAACTTGATTGATTTTTATATTCTTACAAAAAGTTATTCTGATGATTATTTTGCCTATATCAATGATACCAGCGGAAAAATTACAGAACCAACACCGCCATCAGCTGCTGAACTCAAAACTGAGTTTAGTTCAATTGAATCTTACAAAACTGTTAGTGACAGTATAATTTATAATCCTGCGGTGTTTAAACCTTTATTTGGTAACAAAGCACAAGCAAGTTTGCGAGCAACTTTCAAAGTAATTAAAAACCCAAACATTATTATTAGCGACAATGAAATTAAAAGTCAGGTAATTGCAGCAATAAATGATTATTTTAATATTAACAATTGGGATTTTGGCGAAACTTTTTATTTCAGTGAGTTGAGTGCATATCTACACACGTCGTTGGTCCCCAATGTAAGCAGCATTGTAATTGTTCCTGCCGATACAAGCTCGCAATTTGGAAATTTATATCAAATTAACGCAGACCCAGATGAAATTTTGGTAAGTGCTGCCACAGTAGATAGTGTACAAGTCATTTCAGCGATAACAGCATCACAATTAAACATTAATGTAACGTAGGAATAATAATGGCGGTTTTTAAAACTTTACAATTTTTACCAGAAGTTTTTAGGACAGAAACTAACAAAAAGTTTCTAAATGCTACCACGGATCAACTTTTAAGTGAGCCAAACCTAGTCAAAGTTTCTGGCTATATTGGATGAAAATTAGCACCTTCATTCAAAGTTACTGACAGTTACATCACTGAGCCCACTCAAGATAGACAAAACTATCAAGTGGAACCTACTATAGTTATTAAAAATCCAGTTTCTAACAAGTTAGAGTTTGCAACTACATACGCAGACATCACTAACAAAATTAGTTATTACGGCGGATTTGATAACAATCACAATCGCCTGTTTGACAACGAATACTATTCTTATGATCCTCAAATTGATTTAGACAAATTTGTTAATTTTGTTCAATACTATTGGTTAGAAAATGGTCCAGATGAAATTATAATCAGTGCTGCCGATGTGCCAACTGAAGCCACCTTCAATGTTACCTACGACGCTACAAAAAGATCATATTCAGTAAGTGGCTTTGATGCCATTACCAATCCATTGATAACTTTGGCTCGCGGTGGCTCCTATACGTTTAATATCAATGAACCTGGAAATAAATTTTTCATCCAGTCCAAACCAGGAGTGTCTGGATTTGATCCAAACTTAAACAATTTAGAAACTAGAACCGTGTTGGGAGTTTCAAACAACGGGCAGGATGCAGGTGCAGTGACTTTTGATGTGCCGTCGGCTACCGCTCAAATTGAATGGACATTGATGCCAATAGTGGATCAAGTTAACTATGCAACCAGTTTGAGTTATCAAGATTTACAAGGTTGTTTGATAAGTGATCTTGAAAATCTAGGAGGGTTTGATGGTCCTTCAACATCGTTTGACAACTTGTCAATTGTATTTGTTAATAATGAATACATTGATGAACAATACTGGCACAATACTGCAAGAGTGCTCGATGACGTAATCTATCTTGATCAAGATGTTGTGATACCTCTAGAGCAAAGAACCAGCATTTATCAGACAAGTGTTTATCCTGATGCACAAGGCAATATGCGTTTGTATCTAGCAACAAAATTTAGTGTGCCTAACGAGAACAAGGTGCGAATTGTATCTGGTTTAGAAAACACTGGTAGAGAATTTTATAAAAGATCAAATATTTTTAATCAGGTACCGTCATTGACAGCAGCTTTGGATTTTTTGTATTATCAGAGTGATCAATCTGACAATGCTGTTGGGGTTATTAGATTAATTGATTATAATGCATTTACTATTGATCCTGCCACGGAAATTGTAGGACAAAAAAATTATGTAAGTCCCAATGGTGTCACATTTACAAATGGACTCAAGGTAACTTTTGATTCAACTGCTGTGGCTCCTTATACAAACAATACCTATTATGTAGAAGGTGTTGGTACTTCTATCAAACTCGTAGAAGCAAGCACATTATTTTCTACAGAGTTGGATAACGATTTATCCAATCCTGACTATATTACCATTAATAGAAGTTCTATTGACAATAACGCATGGTCAAGAAGTAATAGATGGTTTCATGTAAATATTTTAGAAAAAACAGCAGAGTATAACAATACTCAATTGTTAATTGATCAGAATTTGAGGGCACAACGGCCAATCATAGAATTCAATTCTAATCTACAATTGTTTAACTATGGCACACAAGCAAAAGCTGCCATTGATGTTTTAGATGATGTAGTCACAAATGCCTACCAACAGATTCAAGGCGTAATAATAAATTATTCGCCTCCCACTGCCCCTACTCAGGCCACATTTAGTATTACAGTCAATTCTGAATTTTTGAGACCAGGAAGAACGTATAAAATCACTTCGCTAGGAAATACAAATTGGGCCGCTGCAGGAGCTCCTAGCGGATTTGGATTGAACACAGAATTTATTGCCATACAAGGTGTACCAGGTACCGGTCAGGCTCAAGATACAGAAACTGTGACTTTTGCTGACGGTGATAGAATCGTTTTTACCGCAGATGAAGATTTAAATGTTAGAAATAAAATCTACAATTTCAGTATTGAATTATTTTCTACCAATCCTGCTAATGTTTATAAAGCCTATTTTGAAGAAGCTGAAGATTCTACTATAGAAGATGGCCACACAGTGCCAGTCAATTATGGCAGTAACGGAGCCAAGCAATGGCACTTCAATGGTGTAAGCTGGGTTGATTCACAACAAAAGACTTCGATAAATCAACCACCAAAATTTGATATCATTGACAATAATGGTGTCAGTTTAGGTGACAACAACGTGTATCCCCAGTCAAATTTTCAAGGCACAAAATTATTTTCATACAAGGTAGGTACTGGTACCAATGATACTGTTTTAGGGTTTCCTATCAGTTATAGAAACTTGGCAACTCAAGGCGATATAATTTTTGAAAATAATTTTGATATAGACGCCTTTACCTATAGGTCGTCGGCCGGACTTGAATTGACCGGAACTATCAATTCTGGTTTATTGCAAAAAAATATTACAAGAACGACCAGTAGTAGAATTAACATTTGGCAAATAAATTTAAATTTCAGCCAACAATATCAGATTTTCAATTTTATCTATGATGGAACTACCAATCTGTTCCCCATTGATATTTTGCCTGATGTAACACTAGATAGTCCCAATATCAAAGTAACTATTAATAATGTTAGAGTAGAAAATGGAAATTTTGCCATTACTCAAATAAATGAAAGATTGGCAATTTTAATAAATCCTAGTCTTTTACAAGTTAATGATGCAGTTTTTGTCAGCATTTTTAACTCACAAGAAACATCAAGAGATGCCTTTTACGAAGTTCCACTAAACTTAGATAACAATTCTTTAAACATCAACACCACAGAGCTTACTCTTGGACAAATGCGTAATCATTTGATTGCATTTAAAAACAATAGTCTTGACATAGTGGGAACAGTACCAGGTAAGAGCAATTTAAGAGATATTTTCTACACCAATCGTGGCGGTGCAATCCTACAGCACAGTGCCCCAGTAGTATATCCTGGTTTGTTCTTGAATCATCCAACCATGAGTTTTGTTGATAGTTTGAGGTTGGCATCAAGAGAATATTCAAAATTCAAACAAAAATTCTTAGAATACGCAGCCAATCTGGAGTTAGATAGACAGAACACTGCCGCCGCTGTTGATACAATTTTACAGAGAATAAACAGTGTAAAAAATAGCAATTTCCCTTGGCAGTTCAGTGACATGGTGCCTTACGGAGAAAGTAACAAAGTCACGTTGCCAAGCTACACGGTTTTTGATCCAGAAATTAGAACCTATGAAATAACTAATATTTTCCAAGACACTGTGATCAGTAACAAAGCAGTTTTGGTTTATCTCACACGAACACTTGATAACATTACCACTACTGAGCTATTGATCAAAGGAAGAGATTATACATTTGATCAAACTCGTGCAGCAATTAATATTGTAGAATCTTTTACATTATTGATAGACGATATAATCTCAATAGTAGAATACAGTAGTACAGATGGAAGTTATATTCCCGAAACTCCTACTAAGTTGGGAATGTATCCCAAGTATATACCAGAAATTTATACTGACAACACCTATAGAACTCCTGTGCCTGTCATACAAGGGCACGACGGAAGTCTTACTGTGGCATTTGGGGATTTTAGAGACAATTTACTGCTAGAGTTAGAAAAAAGAATTTATAATAATATTAAAGTAGAATATGATGTAAATTTGTTTAATATTAACGATTATATTCCGGGTAAATTCAGAGTTGTAGATTACAATTTGCAAGAAATTAATCAATTGCTCAGTCAGGATTTTCTGAGATGGGCAGGTACCAATCGTGTCAATTACACTACAAACAATACATTCTCTGCTAGTGATCCATTTACTTGGAATTTAAAAAAATTCCGAGATATAGTGAATGGGGAAAATTTTCCAGGCACCTGGCGTAGTATATATCGTTATTTCTTTGACACCGACAGGCCGCATACGCATCCTTGGGAAATGCTGGGTTTCAGTGAAAAACCAGACTACTGGAACGACAGATACGGTCCTGCACCCTACACCGGCGGTAACTTTGTGTTATGGAGTGATCTAGAAGCAGGTTACATTCATGCTGGCCCAAGAGCTGGTTTAGATCTAAGATACAGCAGACCCAGTTTAACTTCTATTATTCCAGTTGATGATAATGGAAATTTACGTAGTCCTACAGAATTTTTGGCCACAGATTACGACAGCCTATCTGCAAATTTGAGTTTTGCAGTAGGAGACATAGGCCCCACTGAATTGGCTTGGCGTAGAAGTTCAGAATTTCCTTTCGCTTTGCATTTTGCACTTGCAATTACCAAGCCTGCTAGATATTTTGGATTGCTTTTAGATATTGAAAATTACAAGAGAAATCTGGCCACTTCTCAATTTTTAGTAGAAAGCGACGGACACATAACGCCCAGCATTATAAAGATCAACGGATATATTAATGCAGACAATACCATTGACAGAGCTGCTGGATATATCAACTGGATTGTTGATTATGCAAAAAATCTTGGTATCAATGATGCCAGCACATATGTCAAAGATAACTTAGAACTATTGAACATTCAACTGAGTTATAAAATGGCAGGATTTTCTGACAAAAGTATTATAAATCTACTGGCTGAACAATTTAGCCCCAGCAGTATTAATGCCAGTGTTGTTATTCCTGACGAAAACT